ACCTGCAACCGCACCGTCAGCAACAATGCGATCATTACCACCGGCACGATCAACAACGCCACGTTGGGTACGACAACCGGGACTGCGGCCACCTTTACATCTTCGACTCTCGGAACAACTACCGCCACAGCGGCCAACATCACCAACGGAACGATCCAGACGCTAACTTCTTCCACGGCCACGATTACAGGCGGAACCTTCAGTGGGTCCATTAACGCCACAGCCGGGACGATTGGTACGCTAAACTCGACTACTGGGACGATTGGTAATTTTACCACCACCTTGACAGGTGACGTAACGATCAGCACCGGCTCGGCCACGGTCGGAACCCGTGTATCCGTGGTCGATGCGGCGCAGGAATACAGCCGCACGCATAACTTCGATGCTACCACGCTGACCAGCGCAACCTCGATTGCGTGGGATTTATCGCAAAACCAAGTTGCCCGCCTTGCGCTTGCCACTAATGGCACAATAGCCGACCCGTCAAACAAGGTGGATGGTGCAACCTACATTCTTTCCGTCACCCAAAGCACCGGCACAAACACGCTGGCTTGGAACGCCAGCTTCAAGTGGCCGGGTGGAACCGCACCAACCCTGACGGCAGGTTCTGGCAAAACCGACATTTTCACATTCATATCCAACGGAACCTCGCTTTTCGGGGTGGCATCGCAAAACTACTCCTAAAGGAGCCAACAATGGCTTGGCCTGTGTTCGCCCACTCTTTTTACAGGACAAAGACAGCCCCGACTTCGGTTGAGTATCTTGTCATTGCCGGTGGTGGCGGTGCGTCGAGCGTTGCAGGTGGTGGCGCTGGTGGATATAGAAATTCTGTTTCTGGTGAAACATCTGGATCTAATTCATCTGCTGAATCTGCATTTAGCGTTACAAAAGGATCGTCCTATACAATAACCATTGGAGGCGGAGGTGCTGGAACAACCGCCAATACGCTTGCGGCGAATGGAAGCCAGAGTGTGTTTGGCTCAATAACATCCACAGGTGGTGGCGGCGGTGGCTATGGCCAAGGAGCGTCTGGTGGATGCGGAGGGGGTAGTGCTGGATTTACGCAAACCTTTAATGGCGGAGCTGGAACTGCAAATCAAGGTTTTGCAGGCGGCCAAGGGGTTTTTAATGCAGGAGGAGCAGGTGGTGGTGGAGTTGGCCAGGCAGGCGCATCCACGGCCAGTGGCAGCAAAGGTGGTAATGGACTTTCTTCTGGAATAAGCGGAGCGTCTGTATTTCGTGGAGGCGGCGGCGGAGGCAATGGCGCAACTGGCGGAACTGGTGGCGGAGGCGGATCTGGGGCAAGCGGTGCTGTCAATACTGGCGGAGGCGGAGGAAATAGTGGTGGAAACGGCGGAAAGGGAGTTGTGATTATTAGACACCCAGACAGCTTTTCTGCGGCATCAACAACCGGCTCTCCGACCACATCAACTTCCGGTGGATTTGCCGTTTATGTGTTCAATGACTCTGGAACAATTACTTGGAACTAACCATGGGTTATTTTGCAAAAATTAACAACGGAATTGTCGAGAGTGTTATTTCAATCAACAACTCAGTTCTTGGAGAGCCTGTTTCAGTTTTCCCAGAAACAGAAAAGAACGGGGCTGATTTTATTTCGTCCGTACTTCTTCTTGACGGAGTGTGGAAGCAGACAAGTTTTAACGGAACCTTTAGGAAGAATTACGCTGGGATAGGGTATTCATATGACATTCAGCGCGACGCGTTCATACCTCCACAACCATACCAAAGCTGGATTTTGAATGAACAGTCATGCCTTTGGGATTCCCCCGTTCCCTACCCAGATGACGGTAAAAAATACGAATGGAACGAGGAAACAATTAGCTGGAAGGAAATACAACAATGACCCTGTCTGAAATCGCACAATACGCAGGTGAGAAGGTCGGCAAGACCGACTCCGAGACGCTGGTATTCCTCCAGAAGGCCGCCAGCCTTAATTACCGACGGGTCTGGAACTTTGCCCCTTGGCGCGAGACGGTCACCTCTTCGACCTATTCCGTGGGAACCAGCCGGACGGTTACCCTTGGCTCAAACGTGGAAAGCCCGCTGTCGGTGGCTTACGACAATAGCGAAGTAACCCCGATTGATCTAGCCACCATCGTCAGCCAAGACGCTGACCTGTTGGCCGAAACCCGCACTGGCGACCCGCAGTTGTATCACTTCACTGGGCGCAACACTTCCGGCATCGCCCAGCTTGACCTATACCCTAGGCTTGAGACGGCCGGTACCGAACCGCTCCGTGTGGTGGAGAAGTTGAAATGCCTGACCCGCACCAACCTGATCGTTGACTTCCCTCCAAGTGCAGGCGCACTTGATGACGAGCTTCGCCTGCCCCATGTGCATCATGTGATCCTTGCCTTGACCCATGCCGACGCCCTGGAGCGTGAGCGGCAGTATGCCAAGGCGCAGGCCGTGGTGCAGACTGCCAACGCGGATTTGGCGGCAATGGCCAACTACGAACTCAGCCAGGTCGGCGGGATCAAGCAGATCAGCCCGGTCAGCCTTGGCGACCTATCCATCGAAGAAATAACAGCGGCCTAAAATGCCCTACTACGACAACAACCTCGACGATTTGTTGGCGTTCGACGGCATCCGCTCCTTTACGGGCGGTCAGGCCAGCGGTCTGCAATCAGACCAGTTGGCCCAGAATCAGGTACAGGAAATGTACAACATGACCCTGTCGGTTAAGGGCAGCCTCGAGACAAGGCTGGGCGCAACTGCCTTCAACTCGACCGCCACGACCGCCACGGGGTCGATTGGCGGGTTCAGGTTCTTCGACACCGCCCAGTACGAGGACGTGGTCAACGTGGCGCAGGGGCGTCTTTACACGATCAATTCCAACGGCTCGGCAGACCTGCATCCACCCGATCAAACTTGGAACTCAATTACAAGGACGTGGGGATCTGAACTAGAGTTCTGGTCGGATGGATTTTCCAGCGACCCGGACGTTGCCGTTTCGATGGCGCAGTTTAACGACAAGATGTTCATGGCTGATGCCGATGGTCCTCTTTCCTATTGGGATGGGCAGGTGGCATCCAGACAGGCTGGCAAGGTCAGGGCGATCACGGTAACCACGGGCGGCACAGGCTACACCAGCGCGACCGCTATTGTGAGCGGCCCAAATTGGGGCGGAACCGCCCCCACCCTGACAACGACCGTGGCTGGCGGAGCGGTGACCGGCGTGGTTGTGGTTGAGGGTGGATCTGGATATGCCTACACGCCGACCGTGACCATCGTTGGTAACGGGTCTGGCGCAACCGCCACGGCCACAGTCAGCCCGCCTCCGCAAAACCTGCGACTGCTCATCAACACCGGCAACCGCCTGTTTGCCGTGGGATCAGGCGTGCATCGCAACACCCTTTACGCATCGGACATCCTTGACCCATCCGTCTGGGATGCGTCCAACTCGATTGTCGTCAACGCCGATGACGGGGACGAGATCACCGCCATCGTCCAGTTCTACCAGAACCGAATCATCGTCTTCAAGAAACGGCGTGTGTTTCAGGTGACCATCCCTCCAGACGCCACCAGCGCGGCTGACTGGATCGTTGAGCTTATCTCAAACAACGTTGGATGCGTGGCCAGCCAGACCGCAGTACAGGTCAACTCCGACGTGTTTTTCCTTGCCGATGACGGCTTGCGGTCCGTGGTTCGTTCCGCATCCGATGACTTTACCACCGTGGGCTTGCCAATTTCCGAGATCGTCAAGGACGTCATTCAGGAAATCAACACGGCTGAGATCGGGATTGCGGCGGCGCTGTTCTACGACAACCGATATTTTCTGGCCATACCGACAGGAGCCAACGACTACAACGACACGCTTCTTGTTTACAACACCGTGCTTCAGGCTTTTGAGGGAACTTGGTCTCCGCAGGTCATGCAGTTCACTTTGAGTAACTTCTCGGGCCAAGGCGTGCGTGCCTTGGGTAAGGCGGTCAATGGCGTGATCCTGCAATATAATGGCCACAAGAGTCCTGCCCAAGTCACGACCGCAGACTATCAGGATGCAGGTGTTTCCTACGAGTCTTATGTCCGCACCAAGGACTTTGACTTTGGCGACCCGTTTGCCGAGAAGCACGGAAGTCACTTTGAGGTTGTCTTTGACGATTCCTTTTCAACCGATACCACCATCACCATCCAGCGGGACACGGACGTTGGTGATATTGATGTCCAGCCCAACCTGAATATCTCAAGCGCGGTGCTGACCCTGCCCTTTGTACTGCCAGCCCAGCTTCCTTCCTCAGTCAAGAAAAGGCTTGCCAGCGACCTGCGGGCCTACCAGAAGTGGCGTCTGTTGAACATCAAGATTGCCAGCGCGGCAAGCAAGCTGGCTATCCGCCAGATCACGGCAGCCGCCAACCCTGATACTATTGAGGTGCAAAAGACCCTGTGACGGCTGTGGAATACATTGAAGCTTCCGGCGTTCCTGAGTCCATGTGGCCAAACTTCAGGGAGTGGTTTAACTGGCACCAGGAGCGCGGACTGGTCGGGGTGGCCAAGGATGGGGATGAGGTGGCCGGAGTGGCCGTTGCTAGGTGCATTCGCCTTGGGCAAGAGGTTGAACATTATGAACATAGCGAGAATGGCGATACCGTATTCGTTGACTTGACCGTGACCTCGATTGATGGTAAAAGTAACACCTTGAGTCGCAAGGCTCTGAAGTGCCTGCTGTCGATCCTTTGGGATCGTTTTGGTCCGCGCAGGAGGATCACATTCAAGCGCAACGGCGTATACAAGGAGTACGACTACTACAATTTTATGCGAAAGGCTATGAACTAACATGGGCGGCGGACCATCCATCCCAGCACCTCCTCCTCCTCCAGACCCGGCAGCCGTAGCCCAGGCAAATGCCATGGCCTACCGCATGAACGTGGATACATATATTGAAAAATCCCCTGCGATAGCCGCAACTGAAAACAAGCTTCGGATGCAGTATATGCCACAGCAACGGCAACTTGAAAGGCAACTGTCGGTACTCGACCAGATAGCGGCGGTCAAATCCGGCCTTGAGCTTGAGCGCACCTATGGCGGCCAGCGCAGCCTTGAAACCTTGCGCCGTCAGTATGAACTCGCCCCGCAGGCTTTCGCCCTCCAGCGCGGGCTGGGTGGCCAGTTGACCCGCCAGTTTGAACAGCTTTATGGCCGTAGCCCCTATGGCTATGTAGAACCCCAGGTTGCCTTCGCCCCTCAGACCGCCCCGGCGCAGTACGCATCTACCATCGGCACGAACATCAGCCAGCCGAAGATGGAGGTTTGATTTATGGCAAGCGTTGAAGAATTGCGGGAAAAAGTAGCCAATCTTCGGGAAAAGCTTTCTGGCATGGAGTCCTTCAGTGTTAAAACAAGTTCCGGCAGAGCAGATGTAATGAAGCGAACAGGAAGGAACAATTCTGGTCGGTCGGAACCAAGCGGACAGTTTGTAAGCGTCCCAGTAACAACGGTCGAGAAAAACAAGGATTACGATAAAACCCTTAACGATCTCCTATCAGCACAAACCGAATTACAGGATGCCATTTACAGTCGTGAAGGGACATACAATACATTGTCCGAGCAGATCCTTGCTCTTGGCGGCGGTCGTGGGGCTGGTGGCACAGCCGCAGGCATGAGCGGTACTGCCTACAATGAAGCCATGACTGCCCTTGGTGGTGGCCGTAACTTCGGCGCATCCGATCTTGCGACCCAGCTTAACTTTCAGGTTTCCGACGAGCAGATCCTAAGCGACATCAATAACAGCCGCATCAACCGGCTAAACAATGTCGTCAACTCAGGCAACGCCCAGATTGCCGGAATCAATGAGCGTCTTAATGCCGCCCGCAATCTTCTAAACCAGCTTCCCGCCGGTGACCCACGCCGTGCTTCCAGCGAGGTTGTGGTCAACCAGCTTACCTCCGACCTCAAGTCCGTCACCGAGGCCGTCACGGATGCCAGCGAGCAGATCAAGAACTACAAGCCCGTCACCGCTGGCAGCGAGCAAGGCTTGCGCGAAATCGTCGCCTTCCGCGAATATATCCAGTTGCCGGAGGAGCGGGCGACCCAGCAACTTCGCCAGATCGACCCCAACGCCTACCGCACGGCGGTTGGCCTTGGCCAGCAATACCGGCGCATGGCCACCGAGCCTTTGCCGGAAACCACGACCGAGCCGACCGAACGGCTTCGCCAGACCATCGAGCAGGAAGCGCTGAACCAACTCAGCCTGGGCGCGACCTTGGGCGCCGAGGAAAGGCGTGGCTACGAGCAGGCCGTCCGTGCCGCCCAGACCGCCCGTGGAAACATCTTCGGCCTTGGACCGGCAGTGCAGGAAGCGGCGCAGATTGGTGCCGCCGGGGAACAACGCAAGCTTGCGCGTTACGGGGCGGCGATGCAGTTCCTTGGTTCTGGCGAGACAACCGGCGCGGCCCAAGCCCGCGACCTTGCGCTTCGCGATGCGCTTACCCAGCAACGCCTCGGTGCGGCGGCTGGCTTCATTGCCGGTGGCCCGTCCATCGCAAACCTGGCGCAGGCCAGAACACAGCAGCAGCAGGCAGCGATGCAGAACTATGTTGCGTCCGCAATGGGTGCGCCGGGGGGTTTTAACATGGCTCCTAGCACCGCGCAGAACTTCTATCAGACCACCAACCCTGAGATCCCAGTGGCGCTTACGGCTGAGTTTAATAAACTGTATGGGTCGCAGGCAAACTATCAGGCAGATGTTTACAGATCCCAAGCTTCGGCCGCCGCAAGCCGTCCGACATTTGCACAGCAGTTCGGTCAAATTGCTGGAGGAATTGGAAGCATTTTAAGCCCATTCAAATTTGGATAATTTTATGGCAGACAGAATATCATACGGACCATTCACGCTTTACGAGAGCGAAGCATATAAACGCGGCAAAGAGCTTGAGGCCACGAAGAAGGCGCTTGAGGTCGAAAGGGCAATGCTTGATGTTGAGGAAAAGCGGAGGGCAACATTACCTGGGCGAGTTGCCGAAGCTGAAATAACCGCTGAAGTTCTGGAGAAGGCAAGGCAAAAAAGAATGGGAGTTGGCATTGGCGAGGAAATCGGGGCAATGGCAACTCAGGCCGGAGGACCAAGTCTTCTTGAGGCAACCAGAATGCAAGCTTCAGAAAATGTTGCAAAAGCAGAAGAGAGGGCAAGACTAGGCGCAATAGAGCAATACGGTATTGAAAAAGGAATTTTGCCTACCGCAAAAATTGATGTTGGTGGCATGAGCGCAACCGTTCCGTTTGAGGCTGGCGGAGAAAGAATGTCCGATGTTTATGGACAAATTTACAACAACATGGTGCCAAGAGTTGAAAGAACTTTTATTGACCAAGGCTATGCGCCAGCCGAAGCTAGGAGAATGGCGATTGAAAGAGTTTCCAATGAGCTTCAAAAGGCATCATCTAGCGGAAAAGTTGTTGTCTCCAGTGCAGATGGTTTAAGCACGATTTCATATAGCAATGAGCAGGCCATGCGTATGTGGAAAGATCCAAATACACCCAAAACAATACGCGATCAGCTTAATGGATTTTTTGGCCAGCAAGAAACACCGAAAGCTTCCAACTGGATCAACACAAGACTAGGGCGTTAACATGGCCGTTCCAGCCCCCGCACAGGAGCTAGATCCGGCAGAGCTTTCCAGAAGGCTGGAGACAATACCGGGAGCAGGGTCAGGCACGCAGCCTGTGCCGGTTGCCATTGAAGAGCCTCCGACATGGAATGAAATCAAGGAGTCGGATGAATATAAGGCTCTCACATTCCCAGACCAGGTAAACCTTGCCCGCCAGTGGGGCGAGGAAACCAAGTCGTATGCGGCCACTCTGCCGGATTATACTGAAGACCAAGGCAGGCAGATTGATGAATTTGTAAGCACCGAGGCGGTTGAGGTTCCAGCAAATATCAAGCGTGCTTCGGCAACGGCTGGAGTGGTTAAAGGAGCGGCGGCTGGAATGGGTGCTATTGCTGGCGGCGTGGGTGGGCTTGCGGTTGGCGGCCCTGTCGGTGCAATCGCAGGTGGTATCGGTGGAATGGTTGCTGGCGGAGAGCTTGCCGAAGCTGGGCTGCAAAAGTTCGCACCGCAGGTGGCAGCCGCCAGAGCATACGCCCCTGGGTATGCCACGGCTGGAGAATATGCTCCGTCCGTAATTATGGGTGGAGTCGGGGCGAGGGGCTTGGTTACATCCGGCAAAGCCCTTGCCCGCGAGATTGGAACCCGAAGGGCTGCCGAGGAAATTGCCAAGACCGCTGCCGTTTCTGGTGTGGTTGGAGGCGGAGTTGGAACAGCCACTCGCGCCGTTCTTGGCGGAGAGGTTACGCCTGCCACGGTTGCCGAAGATGTGTTGTTTAGCGCATTGTTTGCTGGGCTTGCCAGCGGCACAAGGGTTAAGGGATATAACAGGGATGAGGCTTTGGCTTTGAATGAAAGAGTCAAGGCTGGGCGTGCCACGGAGGCTGAATTTAGGGATTGGCAAGGCATCCTTGGGGAGGCCGAGAAGACTCAGGCAAGGGGCATGGCGGGCGCAAGACGCACGGAAGTCGAGCTTGGAGGACGAAGGGTTGTTGACAGGACTGAGCTTATTCCAGGCGAGCAGCCCCAAATGAGGCCGCAACCCACGGCCGAGCTTCCTGCCGCAAGGCCAACCATACCAGAGCTTCCAGAGGCCGGAGTGCGCGGAATTGTTCGCGGAACACAAGCCGACACGGCCGAGATGCAACGGCGTGGAATCACCAGCGAGATGCAGGAAACGCTTGTTGACCTTGGCGACCCGGTTCCATATAAGCCTGTATTCACAGTAGAATCACAAGGAATCAACCGTGAAGCCATTATTCCTATTCCCAGAGCTATTGTCACTCCGCCTCCTCGCGGACCACGCGAAGCAGAGCTTGTGCGCGAGGGTGAGATCATTACGCCTCGCAGAGTTCTTCCGACCACACAAAGGCCCGCTCTCCCAGAACGGGCGGAGGCGGAGGTTCCTGCGCCAGCAGCCGAGCCTGCGCCTGTTACTGGCCAGCCGATTCCAAGACCATTTGAAGGACAGCGGGGAGAAGCTGGATTCCTAATCACCGACCCGGTTGAGGGTGCCAAAAAATTCACCCAGAAGTGGGTCACATCAACCGGCCTGCTGCCAAAGGAGGCGTTCAATATTCTTGAGGCAAGGGATCAGCGCATCCAAGCCATGCAGAAGCAGATTGATTTTACCATGCGCGATTTGGCCAATGCATCGGTCGAGGCCAATGGAAAGAGGGTAATTACAGACACCCAGAAGGCGATTATTGACGGATACCTTCGCGGTGAGGTCGATGTTCTTACAGAGCT